CCACGTTTGAGTTCGCTTGAGTGCGTAGCATCATTCCTGCTTTTGCGTTCGCTGTAGAGCCTGCAAAGGTGTTTAAATAGCCTCTTAACTCGAACTCTGTAAGTGTTTCAGACCAACCATATACATAACCTGTATCTGCTGTTCCTGAAAAAGACCCACTTCCATATATTTCAATGGAAGATCGGGTTTTGTATTTGAAGTATCCTATTGTTCTTGGCATATCTGTTAAGGTTTGAAGTCATCCATAAAGAAGGCAACGAATCTGTCGAATAATGTTCCTGATTCACCTGCTTGTCCTAAGTCAGTTCCTACTCCGTTACGATTTTTTTTTTTAGAAGAAACCGTAGTTTGATAAATGATATTTCCTTCAGTATCGTAGATAACTTGATTAAGTGTTCCAGTTATCTCGTTGGAAGTAAGTTCCATCAGCACTACTTCAGCAGTATTATCCCTCTCATTCATCTTCATTGACAATGGGAAGAACTTTTTATCTGCTAAAGCACCCTGCATAGGGAAGGTATAAATACTTCCAAACTCTAATCCCTTGCCAATCAATGTACCTGTAAAGATGTTTCTATAGTCAGAGTATTGATTAAGAATGTTACGAGCAGACAACTCTTGTAACTCATAAATATCTGTTTCAGACCTTTCATACCACTCCTTAGTCTTAGTATTGATTCCTGTTAGTAGATTCGATATATCTTCAATATTACTTCCTTGTAAAGGAGGTATCTGCTTAGAATCACCATTGTACACCGTTACCATTTCAGGAACAATAGAAGTGTTCTTAATATTGGTAATAGTTGTTACTTGATTAGACTTAGTTATTTCTATAATATTAACAAGCAAGTCATTATAAGCAGTTATATAATCATAAGAAGAAAAGAAATCTCCGTAATCTTCAAGTTCTAATGCAGAATGTAATCTAATCTTTAATATACCTGTAGCAGGAGGATTTAAGTCAGTAACAAACAAAGTAGGATAATATCCACCTGTATTGAAAGTACGAGTTGTATTCCAAGTTTCTGCAAATATATCGTAGTAATAATTTATAGAAGTACCTTGTATAACTATCTCTACTTTTTGATTGCCAGTAATACTACTAACACTAAAAGAAAATCTATCATCAACTACTAACGCACCATAAGAATACTCTACATAATCAGTATTAGCACCTGCATCACTATAAACAATAATACCATAATTATCTACTCTTGGATCGTAGTAAGATTCAGTCTTAACACTACCTACTTTAGAGTAAAACTCAAAGTTTGGCTCTAATCCAGTTCTTACAACATTAAATGCTAATAAGTTATCTGTAAAGTCAGCTTCTAATATACGAGTAGGAGTAAATGTGTTATCATTAGTCCAACAAGAAAAATTTACATCTAAGTTCTTATAAGACTTGTAAAATTGGTAGTCTAATGCAGCTTCTTTATAGAATCTCCTAATCTTTCTTTTAGGTTCTGCTACAATTAAGAAGTCTGTTCCGTGCACAAAGCTTTTAACTGTACCTGTACCAGGTGATGCTAAAGTACCATCAGCATTATAAACTTGTGTTCCATTAAGAGCAAAAGCTAAATCCTTAATCTTAACAAACCACCATTGACCTCTATTTTGATAAATAACTGCATTGAATAAGTAACAGATAGACTTTATAATATCTATCGTTGAAAGCTGAATGCCATTTTTATCTCTATAAACATTGATATAAGTAATAGCTTGAATAAGTGGATTCAATAATTTATCAAAACCATTAGCCCAAACATTAGCTAAGATGTTAGTTTTATAGCCAAATCCTACCCCTCTAAAGGCAGATAATAGAATGGTTAATAGATTCCGCTTACCAAACAATTTACGACCTGCTGTGTCGTTTAATGCCATTGTCTTTAAACTACCTAAACCATCAATAGTCTTAAACTCAATAGCAGGGTAACGCAAGAATATATCTTCTTCGCATAATTCAGGAGAAACAAAACCACTCCAAAATAAAACATTATCTCTGTAGTATTCTAAATAGAAATCCTTCTCATCTTCACTAATAAGTGAATCCATATTAATGATACCGCCAAGAACTTTAAAGCTTAGTGATGAACCCTTAATTGGGTAGAAAATATCATCATCAACAGTAGGGTAATCAATTTCAACTGGAGTTACTTGTCCATAAGGAATATCAAAGATTGTAGCATTATATCCCTTTTTGAGAATTAATACTTTACATTTAGTTGTTAGTAAAGTTGCAAATGGTTTACAAGTTGCATCAAACTCAAATCTATAAATAGTTCCGTATCCTACCATTATCTGCCTGTTACTCTAAGTGTTGTTTCGAATGATTTGTTTATGCTATATCCTGTTTGTGTTGCAGTAATTGCTCCTGTAAGGTCAACTAACAATCTCATAGTTTGTGTAGGGAATGAACCACCACCATAACTATAATTACTGCCTGATGCTCTTTGACTCATAGATGCACCTTTAGTTGTTGGAGCACCTTCAGTCTTAGCTTTAGTCATTGCACTTGCAGTTCCTTTTAATAAACCACCGACTGCAATCATTGCTAAACCACCTGCTAATCCTGCTGCAACACCAAATGGGGTAAACATACTTGTTATAAATGCTTGTACTGCAATCATTGCCTTAGATGCAGCAACAACTCCAACACCAATCTTAATAAACATATCTCCTAATGCACTTAATATTCCTGCACCAAAGTTTCTAATTGCATCTCCTGCATTTCCTCCCTCTCCAATAGAAATAAACATATCAGCAAATGATCCTGATAATGATTCAGTAAATGACCTAGATGCTGCATTTACAGTATTATACATTGTTAGCCAAGCATTTTGCTGTGCTAGTGTTGCATCTTGAATAAGCTTTAATTCTGTCGCTAAACCTGCACTTAATTGAGAAAGTCTTTCATCAGAAATAAGTACATTCTTTAATCTATCTGCATCAGTAGGTAATGGCTTTATTAAGCCAATTAACATATTTCTTTTTTCAGCCTCAACTTCTGCTGATAATTGTGCAACCTTTAATAGGTATGCTCTTGTAATATTAGTAGTATCAATTCCATAACGCATAAACTCACGTTGTTGCTTTTGGAATGAATCTTGTAAATCCGCTAACTTCTTTTTATTGCCATCTAAGCCAATATTATTTATTTCGGCTACTGCATTAGCACTCATCTGCATGAGTTTCTTTAAATGCTCACCATAGGCTTTAGTTTGGAAGTCTAACCCTGCAATAACCTCAATCTTATCAGCTTTTTTAGTGTCACCTTCTTTTTTACTAGGAGTGGGACTCAAACCTTCAAGTTTTGGTGCTTCAACTTTAAGTAAATCAACTTTTTTTACATTATCAATCTTAGTAAACTTCCCAACTAACCAGTCAATAGAACTACCAATTCCTTTAATGCTTTTAATATATTCAAAAGAACCTATTGCTAAATTTGATATAAAATCACGAACAGGCTCTCCTACTTTCATTACTGTATTAAATGCTGAAGTAAGCATTTGGAAAGCATTAACAGAAAATATGATTACATTACCAAGTAACTGAAATGCAGTTGTTAATTTATCAACAATAAACCCTAATGCTATTGCAACATCTTTATTTTCTGTAAATGCACTTTTGATGTCAGACATTAAATTGACAACATTACTAGCAGCTTGGTTTAAATTAAATGCTTTTGAAATAGCATCCCCAATATCACCCATTGCAAAAGTTACACTTTCAGATAACTTATTGAAAGCACCTTGAAGTGTTTGAGATTGCTTATCTGCCATTCCAAAGAATCTACCTCCCTCACTTGTTGCAGCAATAAAAGCATCACCAACCTCTTTAACAGAAATCTGTCCATCGTGCATTCTTTGTGTAAGAACTGCCATTGATGCTCCAGTTTTATCTGAAATAGCTTGTAATGGGTTAAAGCCTGCGTTAATCATTTGACGAGCCTCTTGACCCATTAAACGACCCGAAGCATTTACTTGACCAAATGCTAAGGCTAAACGATTAAATTTATCGGCATTACCTGCAGAAACATCACCTAACATTTGAGTGATAGGAACTACTTGTTCTGCCGTTAAACCATATTGAAGAAGTATTTGAGCACCCTTAGTTATATCTAAGAATTGCATTGGGGACTTTAATG